AATCCATAATACTTTGCCTGTTTCTTTATCCCAGACTTCATAGATAACGGCTTCATACACTCCGTCATCTGATTTATAAGATTGCTTTAAATCGTCTGGCTTTGTATCTAATGGGATTTTATGACCCATTTCTTCACCAAAACGCTCAACCAATGCAGGGCGGGACATATAGACTCTGCGCCATACTGCGGTGACTTCTTCCCAAGTCCTAGCGATTGTGTGACCAAAATCACGCCAATGCACATAATCTACTGGGCAACATTCATATTCAATGCGCTCTTGATTCTCTGTTTCTGTAGCGTCAAGCGTTTCAGCTTCGTCAGAATCTTCAGTTACTTCTAGTCCGTCATCAGGCTCGCCATCTTCTTCGCCTACAATATGCGGCTCATAACGCACCCAAGCTACCCCACGACCACCCAATAAGCGGTCAAGGACAGCATTATTCATTGCTGATTTGTAGTCACCATAATGCTCAATCTCAAACTCTAGGGCACGCTCAAGCATCATAGAAGCGACACGGCCAATAGGGTCGTTATCACGGAATCTACGGCTTACATCAGGGCGAGGAAGTCTAGCAAATATGGCTGGCTGAATGGTTTGGACATTTGACCAAAGAATATTAAACCTAGCATTAGGATTGCGGTCATAGCGACTGTCATCTTTATACTTCTTTACTATGCGGTCTACTCTAGCTTCCCAACGCTTATAAGACCTTTCGTATCCCATAATCGTTTTATACCAATCCTCATAGGAATGATTGACCGTTGCTTTATCGTTTGCCATAGAGTTGCCCTAATGTTTGAATATTTGGCGAAATGTTTGCTTATTTTACCCTTTTTATATTCTATTGTTTGATTTGGTCTTAGTTTCTTTCCATAAGTCATTAAGGCTTACATCTGTTTTCCCTACAAACAAACCTCGGATAGGCTCATCTGCGGTAATAATCTTCGCTTCATCTTTCCAAACTATAGCCAAGTACCTAAAGGCATCTGCGCCATGAGAAGTCCAGTCATGTTTAGGTTTGTCCCTAAATGACTTTGAGTCTTCATCGTATAAACGCTGGTATTGCCTTAGACACTCTATTCCATCTATTGTCTTATGGTCAAACCAAGTACGAGTAAGGGCTAGTCTTGATGCTTGAATCCCGTCTTGCAAGGATAAGTTAGGGACTATTTTTAGGGTTTTTAGGGGAATCTTATCGCCTAGCTGCTCAATCACGCTTCTATTACTTGATAGAGTCTTAGCCCTGGCGTCATGTGGTAGCCAATGAGTGCCGTAGGTATAGCCTCTTTCATCTTCCCTTGATTGTATGATTCCAGCATAAAAGGCCACCGGCTGACCATTACTAGAATGATAGTCTAAGCATCTAATCTCCCCATGCACTACTTGAAACCACCAAATAGCGGTGTCATCTGAATATCCCAAGTCCCATGCTGTATGCACAGGAAACATAGGGTCATATTCAATATCGGTGATTCTGTCTTGGTCAGTCAGTTGGCGCATCTCTTTACCATAGTAAGCGCCTAAGATAGCTGATTCAAAGTCACATTCGAATTCTTGTAAGTATTGGTCTTGGGTCATTGTCTTGGCGGCATCATCTAGCTCCGCCTGTTCTAGTAGCCCTGTCTGACTAGCCCTTAAGACTTTGACATACCAGTCTTTGTCTTGGGTAGCGTTGTTGTAAACCTCCCAGAAGCTATTATGTCCCTTTGGAGTGCCTATAAAGGTACACCAGCCCTTCCGGTCTGAAAGTAGAGGTCTCAATACAGCCCCAAAGATAGAGGGCTTCATATCTGCGTATTCATCTAAGACCACGCCATCCAAGTAAAGACCTCGGAGGGCATCAGGATTGTCCGCACCAAATAGCCTTATGCGTGCCCCATTGACTAATTCAACCCATAATTCTGACTGATTGGCTTTGGCTAATACAGGCTTAGAGAAGCGGACTAAGTAGTCCCAGGCGATTGTTTTACTTTGGGCATAGTATGGACTGAGGTAAGCGTAGCGCCCATCTTCCTTATCATCTATTAGCGCCCTATAAATTAGGTCGTTAATACATAGGACTGTCTTACCGCACCGCCTATGGGCCACAATAACTGACCATCTTTGATGTCTATCGTGGAAGTCTTCAAAGACCTTCCGAGGACAATAGTCCATTTCTACTTCCAGGACTCTCTCTGTCACTCTGGGCGCTTCCAACTAATTACCATGCGCTGAGGGGCTGTTTCATCTCCTACAACCTCTTGGCGGGCTAATTTGGGGAGGTGATACTCCATTACAGCTTGTAACATGAGAAAAGCCTTCTCTGGGTTAGGTTGCACCAGCCATATAGTATTGCCCTCTTTATCGTACTTAATGCAGCCCTCTTTATCGGTCTTTGGTATGCCGTGTGCTACATCCTCCAACCATGTTTGCATGCGTGGTGCGTTTTTATCTACAAACTTGGCGATGGCCTCTCTAGCTATATTAGTGACCTTATTAGGTGTACCAGGTGGCCTACCTTTACCAGCATTGGTAAGACCAGGGTATTTTGATGCTTTGACAGTCGAGCCATCTTCGTTAATGGTCATGTCTTTATAACTTTTAGCTATCACTTTGGAGGTTTCCATAGTCTTTCTATATAAAAGTGTATTAAATAAACTTAAGGTATTGAATTTATTAGATGCAATATATCACAAACATACAGAAATAGCACAAATACAACACTTATTAGATAGTTTAGTAATAAAGCATAAATAGTTTACACAAGCCTGTAGTGATGCGCTACATTAGAGGCGTAGTGTGAAGTTAAACCAAAGGGAGAATCAAAATGCAATATATATCTACTAAGTATCTAAGTGCAACTAATACCAAAGGTTCACGCATTAAAGCAAAAGCCAGCAGCGCCAGCGAATCAATCACCATATCTTATGACTATTCATTAGATTGTGAGCAAGCCCATGCTAAGGCTGCAATGATATTAGCTGACAAATTAGATTGGAAGGGTGAATATGCAGCAGGTGGAAACGATACAGGTTATGTATTTACCTTTATTGGTAGTTCTAATCTATATAGCACAGATGAGGCTTAATCATGAAAAACTATCAGGCGATGGCTTTATCTTTACTTCTTGGCGGAATTTTATACTTTATTTGGTATCTAACCGCCATCCATGCAATTTAAAGCGTTTTAAGGGCTATTTTAGCCATTTTTATAAGGGGAATTAACCATGACTACTATTTACGAATCAACCATTGCGGATGATGTTTATGACCTCATCTTCAAAAACACGCAGCACGAAACAATGGAATTCTGTGATGTATTTGATGATTCTTATGTTGATAAAGACCACGCCTGTATCTATCTCACAAGCGGCAATCAACAATTCAAAATTAAGATTGAAAGGGTTTAGCCATGTTTACCATTGACCATGACGAAATGAATACTATCTACCATTTATTAGAGATAGCAAAGGTTCATATACAGGAAAAACGAGACACCTCAGAGCGCTGGACTAAAGTTTTCGATTGTGAGGTAGACGCCATGCTTAGGGGTGTGGAATTGATGGATAGGCTCGAATCAGAATTTGCACAAATTTAAGGGGGTTTTATGAAAATACTATATTTTTGCGACATTACTCAACAAGATAGGGTTCTTTATGCTAGTAAGAACTTTCCAAAGGATAAAGAGTTCTTTCAAGGTTACTTAGAGAGATTAGGTGAGCGCTTACAGCTTATTGAATTAGGTGAAAGCGAAATCTGGTCGGAGGTCTTATGTCAATAAACGACAAATACAGTGCTTATCTTTACTTATGCGCTAAACAGGGCATAAAAACCTTATCTTTTAACGCTTGGGCATCAACTCACAAAAAAGGGGCATTACTATGACAGCTACAAAAACAACCAAACCATTAACTAAAGTCGAGCAGTTAGAGCGTCAAATAAGCAATCTAGAGGAAGCCATATACATGGCTTATAACGACACAGACGAATTATTTGGGTCTTTGTATCTAATAGTCCAAGAATTAGAAAAACCTGACTGTAATCGTTATATGGTTAAAAGCGCAGTTCAGGCCTTAAGGTCTTTGCTTATAGCTAATCAAGGCAATATGATGGATTGTGCTGGTCTAGAGTATTAAAGGGTAGGGGGTAGCGTCTATAGGACTGCTGCCCTCTTATCTATAGGACTGTAGGGGTATGACCTACAGGTGGGATTACTTTGTTTATTTATTGCGGGGCATTATATGGAATACAACCTTTTACAATGGAGAAGGGCGCTAGGACTCACACAAGAGGCTGCAGCGAATCTCTTGGGGGTGCATAGGGTTACATATACCAGATGGGAGAATGGCGCTCAGAGTCCGCCTAAGCTGATTGGGATGGCCTGTCTATCTTTAAAGCAAATCATGAAACCATAAACCAATCACAAATTTTTCGAAAAGATTTGAAATTGAAAATCGTGGTTTGAGGTCGTGTGTATCTGAAGAAAAAGTCAAAAACTAGGTCTATACCCTAGCTTATCTGAAGAAATTATGCAATGTCAGCGTCATGTAGCTTGTTCATAGCTTTAGCTAACTTCTCTTTACGCTTTAGTCTATCGTTAATCTTCTTATTCAGAATGTCTTTATCGCTACCAACATTCTCTTCTTGTTTGCGTTTGTCTTTTTTGCCGACTACGGATGGTAGGTTAAACATTACATCTCAGCTTTCTCAGTCTTTTTAGACTCTTTCTTGGTTTCGCCTTTTTCTTCGCTACCAGCCATGTGTTTAGCATAAGCAGCTT